GAAAAGATGGGACGTTTAAGTGATGAAGCGATTGCAGAGGCGGATTTTAAGCGGTTCAATCGCATGTCAATTCCAATTGTGTGGGAAGGTGTTGAGTACATCAGCCGTACAGAATGCAGCAGAGTTACAGGCATATCTCAACATACTCTTGCCAAATATCAGAGCCTTGACGTTAGCAGCAGAAGTGAATTGCAGTGGCGAAAAAAAATGCAAAGGAGCGCCGAGCTTATTGACAGATTAGAACAGATTAGAGCAAACCTTACGCACGATGACTACTAAACAACAAGAGAGATTTGAGATGCGCTTGTCGCAGTACGAGCGCTCCATTGAAGTGACCCCCGGCATCAAATCGTTGATATACACCTTGGCTTGTGTCGAGTTAGAGGAGGAGCAGTTGCAGGAATACATCAACGAGCATGGCACATGCTACGAGGTTGTCGGCACAGCTGGCGACATCTTAAGCAAGATGCGGCCACAATGGAACCAGCTCAAGGAGACGCGCATGCGCAAACAAGCTCTTATAGTCCGCATTGAATCAAAGGGCAAGACAGTCACAGAGGATGAGTTAGATGAGTTCCTCACCAAGTGACCCCGGCTACTGGTACGACGCCGAGGCGGCCGACCGGGTGGTGAACTTCATCGAGCAGTTCTGCTCGCACGTGAAGGGCCACCAGGGGCCGTTCCTGCTCGAGGACTGGCAGAAGGACGACATCATCCGCCCGCTGTTCGGGTGGAAGCGTGCCGACGGCATGCGCAAGTACCGCACCTGCTACATCGAAATCCCACGAAAGAACGGCAAGTCCAACCTCACCGCCGCCATCGCCCTCTACCTGCTCATCGCCGAGCAGGAGGCCGGCGCCGAAATCATCAGCGCGGCGGGCGACCGGAACCAGGCGCGCATCGTCTTTGACATCGCCGCTGCTATGGTCGGGCAGAATAAGTCGCTGGCCTCACGCTGCAAGACGCTACAGCACGCCATCTACTACAAGAACTCCTTCTACAAATCCATCAGCGCCGAGGCCCGGACGAAGCACGGCTTCAACTGTTCGGCCGTCCTCTTCGACGAGCTACATACGCAGAAGGACCGCGAGCTATACGACGTCCTCACCACGTCGGTAGCAGCACGCCAGCAGCCGCTCATCATCATGCTCACGACGGCAGGCTACGACACCAACTCCATCTGTTACGAGGTGCACGACTACGCCGAGCGCGTCCTCAACGGCGAGGTGGACGACCCGACGTTTCTGCCGGTGCTGTACCGCGCCGCCAAGGAGGACGACTGGACGCAGGAGGCGACGTGGAAGAAGGCGAATCCTGGCTACGGCTCCATCTGCCGCAAGGAGTATTTCGAGCAGGAAGTGGCCAAGTGCAAGGCCAACCCGGCGGTGCTGAACACGTTCCTGCGCCTGCACCTGAACATATGGACCGGCAGCGACGTCGCGTGGATCACGGACCATGAGTTCATGCGCGGAGCGCGGCCCCTGCCGGACGACAACTACCTCAAGAAGCTGCCCTGCTGGGGCGGCCTCGACCTCGCCAGCACGCGCGACCTCACCGCCTTCGCCCTGCTCTTTTGGGACGAGGTGGTGCAGGTGCACTACCTCAAGGTGCACCAGTTCGTGAACGAGGAGCGCACCAAGATGCGCAAGAGCGAAGGCGTAGATTACCTGCGCTTCCAGCGCGACGGCGACCTGTCCATCACACCCGGAAACGTCACCGACTTCCGCACCGTCCGCGACCACATCATCCGCGCGGCGGAGACCTACAACATCACCGCCGTCGCCTATGACCGCCGCTTCTCCACCTACATCGTGCCGGAGCTTATCGACGCTGGCATCGACATGCAGCCGATGGGCCAAGGCTTCCTCGACATCAGCATGCCCACCAAGATGTTCGAGATGGAGGTGGTGAAGGGCACCGTCATCCACGGGGGCAACGCCTGCCTGCGCTGGCAAATGGGCTGTGTAAAGCTCGACCGCGACGCCGCCGACAACATCAAGGTCACCAAAGGGCGCACCAAATACGGACAAATGGTCGACGGGGTGGTGGCCTCCATCATGGCCTTTGGCTGCAAGCTCAACAGCGACGACGACGACGTCATCTACGAGGTGGTCACGCTGTAGGGAATTTTGCGTATAGCGTACCTTCGGCGCAATGTTCGAGAGAATCCTATCCCTCTTCCAGCGGCGTGCTCGCGTTGCCTACACCGGTAACAACGAGTTTTGGAACTCTACGGCCTACACCATGCGCACCCGCTCGGGCGCTATGGTAGGGAAAGAGAACGCCATGACGGTGGCCACCGTGTACGCTTGCGTCCGTGCTATCTCGCAGACGCTGGGCTACATGAACCTCAACGTGCTCGAGCGTATCGACACCGGCCGCCGCCTGGCGTACAACCACCCGGCCCACCAGCTGTGCGCCGTACGGCCGAACGACTACCAGACGCCCTACGAGTTCTGGGAGAGCATCACCGCGATGGCTATGGTCTACGGCCGTGCTTTCGCGCACATCAAGCGCAACACCTTCGACGGCCGGCCGACCGACCTGCACATCCTGCACACCAACGACTGCACGCTGATGAACATGAACGGCATGCTGTTCGTGCGTCACGCGGAGCTGGGCGACCTGCGCTACGAGGATGTCCTGGCTGTCAGCTGCCTGAACGGAAAGTCACCCATCGAGCTGCACCAGGAGAATATCGGCATCGCGAAGGCGGCGGAGAACTACGGCGCGGACTTCTTCGGCTCCGATGGCTCGATGCTCGGCATCCTGTCCACCGACAACCCCATCAAGAACGAACAGATGGATGCGGTGCGGAGGTCGTGGCAGACGGGCGGCATCGGCGTCAAGGTGCTGCCGTTTGGCTTCAAGTACCAGCAAATCTCCCTGCCTCCCGAGCAGGCGCAGTTCCTACAGACCCGGCGCTACAGCGACGAGACCATCTGCACGATCATGGGCGTCCCGCCGTACATCGTAGGAGTTGCCACGCAGACGACCTTCAGCAATACCGAAGAGCAGGGCCGCAACTTCGCACGACACACCGTCGTGCCGTGGGCCACGCGCATCGAGCAGGAGGTCAACCTCAAGCTCATCCCCGAGTTTGAGCGGGAGGACTACTTCGCCAAGTTCAACATGCAGGACCTGCTGCGCGGCGACACGAAAGCCCGCAGCGACTACTACCACCAGATGCTCACCGACGGGGTGTTCACCATCAACGAGGTGCGCACGATGGAGGACTACAACACCATCGGCGCCAAGGGCGACATCCACCTCGTCCAGGTGAACCAGCTCGACTTGAGCAGCATGTCGGACTACAGCACGAAAATCAGTAGCGATGCCGTATAACGACTACCCACAAAAAGCTGAAGAGATGCAAGAGAACAACAACGACCGCGAGCAAGAGCTGCGGAACATCTACGGCCCCAACGTCGAGGTGCGTACCATGGAGGTACGCGCGACAGAGGACATGATCATCAGCGGCTACGCTTCCGTCTTTGGAGACACCTACGACCTGGGCTACTTCCAGGAGCGCGTAGCTCCCGGCGCCTTCAACGGGCGCACCGAGGACGACGTCCGGCTGCTCATCAACCACGCTGGCGTCCCGCTGGCACGCACCACCAACGGCACCCTTGAGCTGACCATCGACGAGCGCGGCCTCCATTACCGTGCTATGCTCGCCGACACCAGCGAAGGGCGCGACCTGTACAAGCTTATCAAGCGCGGCGACATCACACAGTCGAGCTTCGCCTTCACCATCGACGAGGACGAGTGGAACAAGGACCGCAGCATGCGGACCATCACCCGAGTGGGCCAGCTGTACGACGTCAGCCCGGTGACCTACCCCGCCTCACCAACCACCACCGTTGCCGCACGCATGGCGGCCCGCGGCATCAACTTCCTGCCGACCGAGGTGGAGGAGCGCGACGAGAAGACCGACGACCTGCTCGAGGACATCATCGAATCGCTCGACGACATCAAGGCGATGATTGACGACTACACCGAGGAGGTCTCCGAAGACATGCCGAACGACATG